GTCGATGTGGCCGTGAAGCGCTGGCAGGATTTTACCGGCAAGGACGCAATTCACGAAGAAATGCAGCAGACGTTCAACGACATGAGCACGCTGCGCTATGACGCCAATGCCAACTCTGCCGGGAGCTATAACGACGCCATCAAAGAGTTGCGCCGCCGTAAAGAAGCGGAGCCCGCCGAATGAAAGAGCCCAAAAAGACCGGACGCCCGCCAAAATTGACCGACGACGAACGCACGCTTTCGACGCTTTCCGGCTTGGCCAAGATCCAATGCACGACCAAAGAAGCTGCAGCAGTTCTAGGGGTTAGCGAGCCGACGTTCTTTGCGTTTCTTAAGCGCTATGAAAAAGCCCAGGAATTGTGGGAAAACGGCAAGGAAGGCGGTAAGGCGTCGCTGAAGCGAAACCAGTTCCGCATGGCCGAAACCAACGCCGCCATGGCGATCTGGCTTGGAAAGCAGTATCTCGGTCAGCGCGATCAATCCAATCTGCAGACGACGCACGAGGCTGGCGACAGCTTCAAAGCCATATGGGTTGCACTGACAGCACGGGAGAAAGGCCCGTGAAGCCATGGCAGGCGTCCTGGAAGCAAGCGTGTAAGAACCGCGATCCGCTGGTGTTCGTCACTGGCGTTTTGGGCGTCGAGCAGCCCGAAGCGTGGCAGGCCGAAGCCCTGGCCGCGATCCGAGACGGAAAAAACCGCATTTCGATCAGGTCCGGTCACGGCGTTGGCAAGACGACCTTCACGGCGTGGTTGGTGCTGTTTGGCCTTCTGTGCTTAGGCCCGGATACGAAAATACCGATAGCTGCCGGAAGCCGGGACCAGCTCCGCGACACTATTCAGCCTGAAATATCAAAGTGGCACGCCAAACTACCGCAGATTTTGCGCGATCAGATCGACGTAGGCATCGAGCGCGTTGCCATTGCCTGCGACCCGGAAAGCGCCTTTGCGGTGTTCCGCACGGCATCCCGCGACAACCCGCAGGCTTTGGCGGGCTTTCACGCTGAGAACATCGTCTTCCTGATTGACGAGGCGTCTGCCGTTGCCGAGATCGCGTTCGAAGTTGCTCAAGGCGCACTCTCGACCGAAGGCGCTATAGCAGTTCTAACCGGTAACCCCACGAAGGCGCAGGGATTTTTCTACGACACGCACCATAAGCTGCGGGATCGCTGGTACACGATGCGGGTCAGCAGCGAGGACGTGCCGCGCGCTCGCGGGCATATCGACGATGTGATCGCCACCTATGGCAAAGACTCAAACCGCTACCGCGTTCGCGTTTTGGGAGAGTTCCCAACGTCTGACGACATCACAGTCATTCCGTTGGAGTTGGTGGAGGCGGCCACACGCCGTGAAGTCGAACCTATGAAGGTTATGCCGGTCTGGGGCGTGGATGTCGCCAGGTTTGGTGGCGACCGCTGCAGCATCGCCAAGCGCCGCGGCAACGTCCTGACGGAGCCCCTTAAGCACTGGCAGAACGTGGACACGATGCAGTTTGCCGGTCTTATCCTGAAAGAGTTCGACGCCACGGAAATAGACGATCAACCGCACGAGATCCTGGTGGACGTGATCGGCATCGGGGCCGGTGTCGTGGATCGGCTGGACGAACTCGGGCTGCCCGTGCGCGGCGTCAATGTCTCAGAAAGCCCGAGCGTCGATGGTAAGTTTTTACGCCTGCGCGATGAGCTGTGGTGGAAGGCGCGTGAATGGTTCGACGCGAGAGACTGCGCGCTCCCAAGGGACGATGAACTTATTTCTGAGCTAACATCAGTGACTTATGATTTCACATCGGCGGGCAAGCTGGTGGTCGAAAGCAAGAAAGACATGAAAAAACGCGGAATGCGCTCACCGGACCTTGCGGATGCCTTTGTGCTGACCTTCGGCGCGGATGACCGCCAGCGGATGATGAAAGAACGCGACCGCCACCGCAACATCCGACCAACCACATCACCCTGGGCAGCATGATGAACCAAGAACTTGACGAGCACGACATCAAGGCGAGCACGTTTGTGACCCGCTGGGTTGAGCATCACGTCAAGTCGCGCGTTCTCGACGGACGCCCCGACCGTGTATTTATTCAGACGTTAACCCGTGATCTGGCCGAGTTCCTGCGTTTGACGGCCTCCAAACCAGCGCAGGAGCAATCAAGTGGACGACGAAACAAACGGCAAACTGCCGGGGATTGACAGCGGTTATGACGATCAAGACCGCGAGGAAACCAGCGAACTTGATAACGAGGCGCTCTACCGCCGCTTACGCGATTGGTACGCTGCGGACGCCGAGCACTCTGCGAAATGGCGTCGTCAAGCCAAGGCAGACTTTGGCTTTGTCGCCGGAGATCAGTGGGACCGCGCCGACAAGCAGCACCTTGAGGACCAGGGCCGCCCGGTCATAACGTTTAATCGCACCTTGTCGATCATCAAGGCTGTCTGCGGCATCGAGATCAATGCCCGCCATGAGACGGTCTATATGCCGCGCGGCTCAGAGCCGGGGCAAGTGCGCGCCAACGAGATCCTGACCGCTGCCAGCCAGTGGATGAGCGACGGCTGCGATGCGGAAGACGAGCAATCCTCGGCCTTTCAGGACTGTGTCATCTGCGGCATGGGCTGGACGGAAGCACGCATTGATTACGATGAAGAGCCCGATGGTCAGTATATGGAGACGAGAGTTGACCCTCTTGAAATGGTCTGGGACCGCAGCGCTCGCTCCAAGAACCTCGTAGACGCCCGCCGTGTGTTCCGTGTCCGCAAGATGTCGCTGGCCGAAGCCCGTGAGATGTTCCCCGACGTTCCAGATGACGAGTTAGACGCGCCTTGGGCCTTGGGCGGCGATGACAATCAGATCGTCAAGCCCATCGAAGAACGCCGTATGAAGCGCAGTGACGACGGTGCGCCAGATCCTAAGGACGATGTGCATGTGGTCCACGCCCAATGGTGGGAAAAGCAGTGTTATTACCGCGTCCCAGATCCTGTATCTGGCCAGCTCATTTCGATCTCTGAGGAGGAATATGAGCAACTGCAGGCGTCCGGCTATGACGAGGGCGTCAAACAATACAGGAAGGTTTACAAACAGGCGTTTTTGGGCGGCTCTGTGATCGGCAACGCTGAAGACGGCCCTGGCGGTGATCGGTTTACGTGGCAGTCCATCACCGGCGAGCTCGACCGCAACGAGGGCACGTTTTACGGGCTCGTAAGCGTCATGCGCGACCCCCAGATGTGGGCGAACAAATGGCTCTCGCAGACGTTGCACATACTCAACACTACAGCCAAAGGTGGTATTATTGCCGAAGCGGACGCCTTCAAGGACCAGCGCGCTGCCCAGGACACCTACGCCCAGCCCGACGCCATCACATGGGCCGCAAAGGGCGCCATTGCTGGCGGCAAGATCATGCAAAAGCCGGGTGTTGGCATTCCGACCGGCTACATCAACTTGCTGGAATTTGCCATCACCAGCATCCGCGACGCGACCGGCATCAATATGGAGCTGCTGGGCGCTCGTGACGCCAACCAGCCGGGCATTCTGGAGCACCAGCGCAAGCAGGCGGCGATGTCGATCCTTTCGACGCTGTTCGACAGCCTGCGGCGCTTCCGTAAGCAAGTCGGCCGGGTCCGGCTGCACTTCATCCAGCAATATCTGAGCGACGGCCGTTTGATCCGTGTGGCGGGCCAGGACGGGCAGGAGCTTGTGCCGCTGATGCGTGACCAGACCATGGGCGACTATGAGGTCATCGTTGAGGATGCGCCGACAAGCCCGAACAGCAAAGAACAGACTTGGGCCACCATCCAACAGGTGCTTCCCGCCTTTAAGGAGTTGCTGACCCCGGAAGCCGTCGTCACCATCCTTGAGTATTCGCCCTTGCCGAGCAAATTGGTGAGCGCGTTCAAGGAGATGATCAACCAGCCGCCGCCGCCAGAAGCCGAGCTTCAAAAGCAGATGGCCATCGAGGCCGGGAAGGCAGATTTAGATGAAAAGGCCGCAAAGACCGATAAATATCGGGCAGACGCGGAAGCAACACGGGCCAAGGCCATTGCGGATCTTGTGACTGCAGCGGTGCCTGCCGCGATGGCCGCAGGACCGGCAGCAGTCCAAAACGTGATGAGCCCCGAGCCCTGGAGCATGGGGCCGATCAATGCGGAGATGTTGATTGATCCAAATCAATCGGCCATGCCGCAAATGCCGGTGATGCCACCAACACCGCCGATCCCAGGCCAGCAACCGCCGGAATTGCCGGTTGAGCAGACCCAGCCAGTGCCGCCGGTCCCGCCGCCCTACTTCAACAGTGAGGGCTGATCATGCTGACCCCGATGCGCGCTCTGATCCTGCTGATCATCCTGTTTGCGGCCACGTTCTGGGCTCTGAAGGCGCACGCAGGCGCGTCCTATGTCTGCGGCGGGCCGTTTGACCGCTCCTGTGAGGACGTGCGCCGGGAAATCGCAGCCAAGCGGGCGGCCATGCGACGGCGGGCGGCTGCGCGAAGTGAGCGAATTGAGCGAGCAAAACGCAAAAGACGCAGACGGGCTGAAGTTCGCGGCTGGCATCGTGAGGAAACCGACACCGTGACGTGCAAGGATCGGCTCACGGTTATTGGCGACAGCAGGCCGACCAAGGACACAGCGATAGGCGATGCGGAAGCGGCATGGATGCGTGCAACACGCTGGAAATACGGGGAAAGCTGGATCGAGATCGGCAATGCACGCGGTTATGAGATCCGCTGCAACCGGGCCAGTATTACGGAAATCGTCGGGGCGGTGATGCAGCGCTGCGAGCTGCGCGCCCGGCCCTGCCGTCCACCATTCGAGAGCAAATAGGGGGAGCCATGAGCACCGAAGGCACGCTTATTCACCAGTCCGACTGCGACAGCGGCGGAGATAGCGATGCGCTGTCGCCGGCAGAGCAGGCGTATTTTTCCAGCCGTGGAGAGGATTTGTCAGGGTTTGAGGCTGAAGACAGCCAACCAGCACAAGCGCCCGTCGCAGAACCAGCCCCGGATGCTGGGGGGGACAGCGAGGGCGACGACTACGAGGGGGAGGAACTCGTCACCCTTGGCCCGGACGGCAAACCCCGCGACGATAAGGGGCGCTTTGTGCCGCACCAAGCGTTGCACAAGGAGAGGGAACGGCGCAAGGCGATTGAGTCGGAAAACCTCTCGATGCGTGAAAAAATCGCCCGCGCTGACGAGCGTCTGGCGGTTTTGAACGAAATGATGATCCAGGCCGAGCAAGGCCAACAGCCCCAGCAGCAGCAACGGACGCCAGAGGAGGAGCTTGGACCGGCCCCCGATCCAAACGAAGACGTTTTTGCGTATATGCAATGGCAGGGCAAGGCGCTGGAGTTGCAAAAGCGCCAGATTGAGGAACTGCGCAACGGCGTTTTGCAGGACCAGAGCCTACGTCAGCAGCAGATGCAGGCAACACAGGTACAGCAGCGCTATGAGCAGGATGCTCTAAGCTACATCCAGAAACAGCCTGATTTTCCGCAAGCCTATCAGTATATCGCGCAGGCAGAAGCAAACGCCTTGAAGGCGCGCGGCTACAGCGATGCAGAAATACGCCAAGCCTTGCAGCGTGAGGAAGCCATGCTTGTGCAGGAAGCGTTTCAGCGTGGTGTCAGCCCAGCCCAGGCCATTTACGACATGGCCCGTGCGCGCGGCTACACGCCCTCACAGGCGGCACAAGCGGCTGGCAAGGGTGATGCAGCCAAGCAAAAGCTGGAAGCCGTCAGGAAGGGCCAGCAAGCCACTAAATCACTCTCTAACGCTGGTGGCACGTCTGGAGAGGGCTTGACATACGAAGCACTCGCTGATATGGACGAAGATAGCTTCTTCCAATTGCACGAAAAGCTCGGCAGGAACAAGCTTCGGTCGCTCCTCGGGGGGTGATCGCTTCGGGTTGAAGCCCTGGTCAGGCTAAAGCCCCCCTTTTCTCCCTTTCCCAAACTGCAAAGAGTCCGATTGCGTGATCGTCATCGCGCTTCGGCTCGCTGCCGTCGTTATTGGTAGCGCACCCACGGGGGGT